GGCTGCAGCATTGGTTTCAGACAAGGAAGCCAATGCTGCACTGGCGGCGGCATTGTTCTCACAGGTAGTGACAACAACAGCGGATGCAGCGACCGCAGTTTCTGAAGCAGCAGCGGCGATCGCTGAATTACTGGCATTAGCCTCAGCCAGCTCTGCCGCTGTTTGAGCGACTTGGGCATCTGATGCTGAGCCTGCCGCAGACGTTGCAGATGTGTTGGCGTTGGTTTCACTTAAAGCTGCTGCATTGGCGCGGGCTTCGGCGTTGACTTCACTGGCAGCCGCGTTGGTTTCTGAAAGGGCCGCATTGACTGCACTGGTCTCTGCATTCCCTTCGCTCAATGCTGTGTTGGTTTCAGATGCCGCCGCATTGGCTTCACTGGCAGCTGCATCTGCAACTTTCTGATCCAGCTCAACCAGACTGGATTGAAGTTGAGCGTCAATATCAGCCATGGCCTTGGCCACGGTTTTAACGGGGCCACCATCGGTCTGCACTTGAGACTGATCGTCGCCATGGACGATTTGATGCAACAGTTGTCCGTCCACTGCCGTTTGTGCAACGGCGGCGGTTAAATCGGTTTGCAGTGACATTATCAGTTCCTAACTACCAGGCCATCGAGCCCGGCAGGCGTTGATGAACGAGGGTGTTTAAATCATTTATCGAGGCCAACAAGGCTGTCGGATCACTATCCAAGAAGATTTCCAGGGCGGCTTCATCCAGGGTCGGGCGCTCTCGAATTTCCAACTCACTCGTTACTTCCCATAAAATACCCGACCGTGGCTTGGCGTCGAACGGACGAGTAAAACGAGCTTCATGAGCAACCAATCCAAGGCCACCCAGCAGATCAATTTCAAACCACTCGCCGCCTTCCTTAGCGTGCCAGCGGTACCAGGCTTCAAACAGGGCAAACTGCTCTTTGCGAAACACCCACCGCGCAGAAATTTTGCTCGGCACTTGCGTGTAACGACGGCGTTGACGGGCAGGCCCTGCCTCCATCTCGGTCCGCAAGATCGCTTCGCCCGGATGAAGGCCATAGCCATTGATGCTCGGCAAAGGGAGTGTGGTCGGCCAAACGACTGTCATGATGTGCCTCCCTGCTTAATAACTTCCAGCAGCCGGATTAAGCCCATAACGGCGCTCCAACGTTGGCGCTAACCCTTCACCCCGCCCAATATTGCGGGCTAGTTTTCCCTCAACCTTATCTACCACGATGTCGAGGCTAAGATTGCCACTGCCATCGCGTCGCGTTTGAACTTGCGCCTCGGCCCCAGACACGCGGTTGTCGACATTGACCTTCACCGTCACTTCCGGTTTCTGCCCAAGGCTTGACCCCAACATCCGCATCTGGCCCGCCGTAAAAACAGTCTCACCGCGTTTGGCGATGATCGGAACTTCGCCACCGACCACACCACCGCTATGGAACCGTGGCGCAGACGTAAACACCGCCGGATCAACAGAACGGCTGGCAAGAGTATCCATGCCAATGACGCCACCCGTATGAGCAACCATCACCGGGCCTGCCGACGGAAAGTCCCCAACTGGCAAAGATGATCCGCCGCTAAACAGGTTGGCTCCAATAGTGCCGAATACATTTTCCAAAAAACCACTGAAAGGCTTGATCACCGACATACGGATGGCAGCGCGCATTGCCTCTTCAGCAATGGTGTTAAAGAGATCGGCGGCATTAAATTTACCGGTCTTGGCCCATTGAACAAACGCATCCTCCCCGGCCTTTAAAGACCGGGTGGTGACCTGCTCAAACTGTTTTGCCGCATTGCCAGCCTCATCAGCGTAATCGCGCAATGCCCGCGTGACGCCGTCCGACCATTCTCGGCTGGCTCTGAGCATGCGGCCATAGGCTTCCTCGGATGCCCGGGCAAAGGTCTCTTGAGAAACGGCACCTTCGTCCAGCAGACGATTGAGGTCTGCGATCTCGGCCTTATAGGCTTCTTGTGCCGTGCGCAGACTTTCCGTCAGGGCCTTGCCTCTCTCTTTCAGCTTGGCCGCTTCCTCTTCAGCTTTATTGCGGGCTTCTATGGCTTGCTGCTCTTCAAACAAGCTTCCCGCCAGTTCTTGTACCTGTCGGCGCTCAATGTCCGTGGCTTCCGCTGACAAACGTCTCAATGCCTGAGAGACAAACCGCCCCTTATCAGTCATGGCCAAGGCATCTTTCTCGGCGCGCAAGCCGTCAATAATCTTGAGGTTGGCCTCATGTATGCGGTTTGCGGCTTCTTGTTCGGTGGCAGCAAGCTTTGCCAGTTTGGCATTGCGCACGGAAGCGGCTTGATCCAACAGACCGTCGATTTGCGAACGGTTACTGCCGTCTGGAGCCAGCAGAGCCCCAATCTCTGTTGTCAGTTGTGCGTACTCAGCACGGATGCGATCAGCCCCTTCATGGGTCAGGGTGAACAGTTGCTTTTGCAGGTCCTGTTCAATCTTGGCAATCTGATCTGTTCGCTCTTGTGCCGCCTTGAGATCCAAAGCCATGGAACCATCGGGCGTAACGGCGGCGGCTTCCGGTTTTGGCTTACCGCCTATATCTCGTTGCATCCAAGCCAGCTTTGCCGCCCATTGCTGATAGATGGCTGTTTTTTCCTTAAGCTGGTGCTCCAGTGCAACCTTGCGGCCCCAGCCAAGGGGGTCGTCCATGAACCCGACGTCACCGAGTGATTTGAGCTCACGGGCGATGTCTTTAAGCTCGGCTCGTCTCTCGGCGACAACCGTGCGGGTGCTGCCGAGGCTCAAGCCATCGAAGTTAAAATCTCCCTGTGCCACAAGCTTTAACTGCTCATAGGCGACACTGGCTTGATTGGCCAGACTGCCCAGTTCCTTGACCGCTGTGGTCACCCCGGGGGCCAGATCTTCACCGATGGCGCGGGCCAGAGATTTGATGTTGTTCCACATCATCTCCGTTTGGCTGTTCAGGCTTTCGAACGCCTTCGCCGCTTCTTCATTCAAAGCCGTGGCGTTCGCGGTTTCCCGGTTGGCGAGATCAAGCGCCGTCGCTAAAAGATCTGCGCGGCTTGCCAACACTGGCAGGGTCTTGAGCAATCGCTGATCAGACAGGCCCAATGCCGCCATGGCGTCCGCAGCCGAGCCTCCGGCGTCACTGACCCGCTTCAAGCCTTCAATAAACAGAACGAAGGCAGCGGTTGAATCCTTCTGAAACAAGGCTTTGATCTCAGCGCCGGTCTGGCCTGTGATTTTGGAGAGAATATCGAGATGTTTGCCGCCACTGCGAACCGCCGCATCCATCATATGCATGACACGACCAACGGACGTGCCCGCCACTTCCGATTGGACACCGACAGAGGCAAGTGCCGCCGCCAAGGCCGAAGCATCTGCAGAGCTTACGCCAAACACGGCGGTGGCCCGGGCAATCTCGGTCGTCATTTCTGTAATCTGGCTTTCCGTGGCGGCAAAATTATTGCCAAGGGCCACAATCACCGATCCCAACACATCCACGGTGCCCATGGCCTCGCCAGTGACATTAAGAATGCGCGCCAATGCCATGGCCGCGTCATTGCCCGACAAGTCCGTCGCCGTGCCAAGTTTGGCGACCGTCTCGGTAAATTTAAGGATATTATCCGCGCCCTTAACCCCTAACTGACCTGCACTTTGGGCAATAGCCAGCAACTCGTCGGTAGCCACTGGGATCCGCTTGGAAAGCGCGTCGATGTCTTGTCCCAATGATGTCAGTTCCGTCTTGGACAGGTTGGCGGTTTTGCCAACACCGATCAGACCGGCTTCAAAGTCTGCATACAGCTTCACCATTTCGGACAAACCACGAATGGCCCCACCTGCGGCAATCGCACCATACAAAAACTTCATGTTACGGCCCAGAGCCTGGGCGCGATCAGATAGCTTGGTCAGGCCAAGGGACGCCTTGCCACCGGCAGTCTCAATTTTCTTGAGAGACTTGTCGCCAGCACGGCCCACATCCATGAGTTCGGCCTTAACCTTGCCACCACCATCAACGCTCAGGCGGATCGCATAGGTATGTTTGGCTTGAGCCATTAATCTGTTTCTTTCTGGTTCATTGATTCGATCAAACCATTCTCTGCCGCGCTCAAGAGCTCCGACATAACGCCCGGCTCAAAGCCGCGCGCTTCGGCAATCTTAAGGGCCGCGTTCATATCAATGCCCGACACATGGCCGGACGGCGTAAATCGTAATTGGCCAAGACAGTCGTTCAGCACGCCCCAGGCTTGGTGTTCTTCTGTGGTGATCAGGGCGTTTTTGCGCTCGGGGCAGTTTTCGCCGCAGTTTGTTCCACCGTCCCCCGGCTGGGGGCCGTCCCCCGGCTGGGGGCAGCCTTGGCAGTATCCGGGCCCTCCGCCTGGCTTGAAGTGCCAGAGGCAGAGAGCCCCGATGCGTTTTTTGCGGCATTGAGCAACATCTGCTGCAAGGTCAGCTTTTGCAGAAACTGCTCACCCACGGGATACAGGTCCATCACCGCGATGATATTGTCTCGGGTGACCGGCGGATCAGCTTCGATTCCCATCCATGCGGTGATCTGTCGTGTCGCCAATTCATAGATGACCTGACATTGCAGGAAGCCGTCGCGCTCATCGTCAACACTGAGATCCGGAAGGCCATCCAGTGGCAGGCCAGAGTCTTTGCGATCTCGTACTTGCTTTTCCACGGCTTCAACACGTCTTCGGGCCCCGGCCTGAGCCGCTGCCATTGAGGTTGTGGTTAAGGGTGTAACGGTGACAGTGATGCCGTAGGGAAGGTCAATGTCGAACGGTTCGTTGGGTTGTTTTAAGGAGATCATAGGTATTCGGTTCCATCCAGATCGTTGACCAGCGTTACCGTCAGCATGCGACCTGCCGCCTCGTTCTTGGCTCCTTGAAAATCAAAGCTCGCTTGAATGCCGCCCGGGCCTTCCACAGCCAGTTTTGGCTTAGGCAGATAGACTTCATGGGCGGTGAACATGACGCTGGATGCGCCAACGGTATAACCAAACTCCAGATCCACCGGCGTACCGCTGGAAGCCGTGTCAATCAGCGTGGTATCGGCAAAACGCACATCAATGCGCCCCGTCAAAGCCGCCACCGTTGGATCTGCCCCATCGATCAACCCGTCAGAACGAATGGTTTCTATTTTCTCCAGATTATTGGAATAGGTCAGTGAGCCAGAGGTGAGATTGCCCACCGGCTGACCTGCTTTTGTAATGGATCCCTGGAACTGGCTGATGCGGTTGAAAGCTAGCGTACTTGGCGTGCCGCCCTGAGATGTGCCGTTGCGGGTCTCCCCCTGAGCGATGGCATTGATTGTAGCCGCTGCAGCACCGGACCGCTGAAAGTCCAGCGCAATGGAATTGAGAACCACGCCAGTGTGCATGAAAAAAGCAGGCACTTGAGCCATGCCGACCTCGACGGAATAACTGGGCAGCACATCCATGCCAGAGACAAAGACATGATCGAATGTGCCGTCGAGGTTATCAGTGCTGACGGGGTCGCCAAACAAGCCGGTAAGCCAAAGGCCCAAATAGCGCGGATCCATGGGAACCGTGATATCACCCTCATCGTTGATCACATCTTGCAAGGGTGCCAGTGGATCGCGCCCCTGACCCAAAACCGGGTCATCAATCAGGCCCTGTTCGGAGCCCAGAGAGACGCTGTTGAACGGTATCCGGACGTAATCGCCCGACGGCGTTGTGCCATAGGCAGTTTCTCGTTTGAGCAGCAGTGTTGCGCTCGAACCATAGGCTCGCGACATAAAACGTCTCCTGTTAGTGGGTGTTGATCAGCCCTTGGTATTAGCCAAGAGGACTGTCTGTTTCGTATTCGACGGTTACGGTCATCACACCGTTCTTGATAGCCGGGGCACCCGCCACGGCTTCCGTGTTAATTTCTGGACGGCCATAGGCCATACCGAAGGCAAGGCCCCCGAGGGTGGGATCAGCCTTCAGCACGGTGCCAATCGCCTGCACTAATGCATCAAAG